TATTAGATGAATGTATATTTATTTATTTATGCTTTATGATTAGGAAATGATAAAGTATAAAGCACAGATATTCTATATAGCAATATAAATTTTCCCTAGCTGCTTGTTGTTCCGGCAAATCTTTACTTTTGTATTGTGCTGTAGTACAAACGCGCTATTCCTGTTCGGGTGATCGTGATGGCCTCTAAGAAAAATCCTGTTGTGGTGGTGAAGAAAGCTGGCGCGGCGAAAGCTGTTGCACCAGTTAAGCACGTGTCTGAACTTGCACGGCGCAGAGCGCTGTTTCGGGATATGACTGATGCAGAACGTGAAGCAATGGTGGATGAGATTTGTGAATTGATTTCATCATCCGAAAAAGCACTTGTTGTACACCTGAAGTCAAATCCAGATTATCCAAACTTCACTATGTGGTGGGTGTGGCTTGATTCCCACCCTGAACTTGCAGATAAATACGCGCGCGCAAAGAGAGCGCAAGCAGAGTACATGGAAGGGCGGCTCAATGAGATTGCTGACAATGAAGTGAGAGAGGCAATGATTGGACAGAATGGCAGACCTTTGCGCGATAGCAATGGTGATCCAATAATGTATCTATCCAAGACTGCAGTTGCCCACGCCCGCCTTCGCATCGACACCAGAAAGTGGCTCATGGCGCACTTAGCCCCAAAGAAGTACGGCGACCGCACTATCATTGCTGGTGATCCAGATGCGCCACTCGCACCGAAGCAAGACCTCAGCAATCTGAGCAAAGAAGAGTTAGCACAGCTGATTGCACTACAGACCAAAGCAGAAGGCGGCAAGAAGTGATTGACACCATGGCACTGAAGGCAGAATTATCACGCAGAAGCCTTCATGCATTCTTGCAATACTTCGCTTGGCCTGTATTAATGCCTGGTGTGGAGTTCAAGGACAATTGGCACATCGGCGCAATTTGTGAACATCTTGAGGCCGTCAAATCTGGACAAATCCGCAAACTCATAATCAGCATCCCATTCCGTCATCTCAAGTCCACAATCGTTTCACAAACATTCCCTGCTTGGGATTGGATAGCAGACCCACAGATACAATACTTGACCGGATCATATCAAAAGGACTTAGCAACACGCGACGCAGTCAACTCGCGCCGCATAATGGAATCGCCACTATATCGTGCACACTTCGGTGAGAGTTTCAAGCTGACCAGTGACCAAAACGTTAAGACCCGCTATGAGAATAACAAATCAGGGTCACGTGTAGTAACGAGCACGGATGGAGCAGCAACAGGATTCGGCGGCAATCGCCGCATCATCGATGATCCAATATCTAGCAAGGAAGCAGATTCACTTCCCGCAATACAAGCCTCAATAGAATGGTGGAAGGGAACGATGGCCACACGTGGTAATGATCCAGAAACTGACACCACAATCCTAGTCCATCAGCGTGTTAATGAATCAGACCTAACAGGGTACATCCTTGCGAATGAGACTGGATGGGATCAACTGATATTGCCTTTGCGCTATGAAAAGGAATTCACAAAGACCACAAGCATAGGATTCACAGACCCACGCACCAAAGAAGGTGAATTGCTGCACCCATCACGCATGGGTGAACAAGCGTCACATGATCTTGAAGTTACGCTTGGCGTGTACCATTCAAATGCCCAGCTACAGCAAAGACCAGACAGCCGTGGTGGCAACATATTCGTGCGTGCGTTGTGGAAGTTCTACAAGATTCTACCAGATGTGGAAGAGTATGTGATCAGTGTAGACTGCACATTCAAGGACAAACAGTCCAGCGACTTCGTGGCAATACACGTATGGGGCCGAAAAGGTGCAGACAAATACCTGATGTACCGCATCAAGGATCATCTTGGGTTTGGTGCCACAGTCACTGCAATCCGCACCGTCAAAGCCAAATTCCCGAAGCCTATTGCGGTGCTCATAGAAGACAAGGCCAACGGCTCAGCAGTCATCGAAACATTGCAGAAGGAAATATCAGGAATAATCGCAATCAATCCAGAAGGCGGGAAGGTCGCAAGAGCGTTTGCCATACAGCCTGAACATGAGGCTGGCAACTTGTGGCTTCCTGACCCAAGCATTGACCCAACAATCGAAGTGTATTTGGGTGAGGCCAGTAGCTTCCCAAATCCTGCGATCAATGATGATGAAGTTGATTCAACTACACAGGCCATCAACTGGTATCGCAACCGGACTGCCGCAATGGGCCTTATGGATTACTATCGCAAGCAAGCACAAGAACGCGCAGCAAGAGAGAATGCAACCGCATAATTAACCAACAAAGGAGAGCAACATGAACGTAACAATGAAAGCACCATCAAACCTTCCACCAACATCAACGATCATCTTGCAGGATGGCACAACTGTTGTTGTTGATGCATTTGGATACATCACCGCAGACAGCAAGAATATTCAAGGGTTGGAAACAGGCGGCTTCATCGTCGTGCTGAATACAAATGACACCATCCCTAATGATGCATACAATGCACAAACCAATACGGCTGCCGCCAACCTTACTGCATCGAATATGGTTGCGCGCCACGCCGTGGTGAATATGACCGGTACACTCGCTGGTGCAGCAACACTCACATTGCCCACTGTCGCCGCTCTGGTTGCGTTCATCCCTGAGTGGGTTGTCGGAATGAGCATGCGTATGCGCCTCATCAATTCTGGTGGTGGTGCATTTGCTTGGACTCTCACAACTGCCACAGGATGGACACTTAATGGCACAATGAGTGTTGCCCAGAACACATGGCGTGATTTCCTGATCACATTCCAAAGCGCCACAACCGCAACCATCCAACAAGTTGGCACTGGTACAAACTCATAAGAAAGCTGAGTGACTGATATGGCTGATGATAAAAAGGCAGTTGGACTGCCGCAGAAGACAATGGGGACAAATGTGCCACAATCATTAATCCAGCGTGTTGTGTCTGGTGCCAAGTACATCGTGTCTGGCGTCACACCTTCAACATTCTTCGGCCCATATCAACCTTTGCAACCAACTGCCCAAGAGCCAGAAAAAGGCGCTGTGGGCAGACAGTTTGATTACCCAGTTGGATTCAACACTCGCATCGCACCACGACAAGAAGAGGCAATCAGTTTCCAAGCATTGCGCGGATTGGCTGATGGATACGATCTGTTGCGGCTGGTCATTGAGACAAGGAAGGATCAAGTTGAGGCATTTGAATGGGAGATAGTGCCAATAGATGAGAAGGTGGATGCAGCAACACTCAAGAATGACATTGCCACAGTTACTTCATTCTTTGAGCGCCCATCACTTGAGCATGATTGGTCATCTTGGCTTCGGATGTCGCTTGAGGATGTGTTTGTGCTTGATGCTTGGGCTGTGTATCCTCGCATGAATCGCGGTGGCAAACTTTGTTCGCTTGATCTTGTGGATGGATCAACATTGAAGCGTGTGATTGATGAGACAGGGCGCACGCCATTGCCACCAGACCCAGCATTCCAACAAATCTTGAAGGGCATTCCGGCAGTTGATTACACTAGCGATGAACTTCTGTACTTCGTTCGCAATCCTCGCACCAATCGCATATATGGCTACAGCCCTGTTGAGCAAATCATCATGACTGTGAACATTGCCATTCGTCGCCAACTAAGCCAGCTGCAATATTACACAGAGGGCAACATACCAGAGGCTGTTGTTGGGGTTGATCCAAGTTGGACTGCTGAGCAAATAAAGGACTTCCAAGGATGGTTCGATTCTGTGATGGCTGGCGATACTGCCGCCCGCAGGCGTATGACGTTTGTTCCTGGTGATGCATCTAAGATGCAATTCACAAAAGACCCTCAACTGAAGGATGAGTTTGATGAATGGTTGGCACGAGTTGTGTGTTATGCATTCTCTGTGCCACCTTCCGCATTCGTAAGGCAGCAGAATCGTGCCACTGCGGAACAAGCCAGCGACTCGGGCAAAGAAGAAGGGCTTATGCCACTGTTGACATTCCTCAAGCGCCGGATGGATTATATCATTCATTCAAAGATGAATATTCCAACACTTCAATTCCGTTGGAAGATGGCAACGGTGCTTGACCCAAAGGAGCAAGCAGCAGTTGACGACATCTATATCAAAAATGGAGTGACCTCAATTGATGAAGTTCGTGAGCGTAACGGTGACAAACCAATTGGTGTCGGCAATCTCATCTTCACCCCATCTGGCCCTGTGCCAGTTGACCAATTCACGCCGGAGGGCATCAAGGCTGCGAAGGCAGAAGCTGAAGCGCAAGCCCAGCAGACGCAGAGTCATCAACTTGCGTTGCAAGCAGCGAAAGCACCAGACCAAATAATCAAGCCTGAAGCAAATCCACCAGTTGATGCAAAGAAGGTGGAGGATGGCATATTAAGCAAATCTCTTGACGCAATAGCAAAGGCCATCGACCGCCCAACACCGGCAATTCAACTTGGTGATACAATAATCCATATTCCGAAACAAGACCCAATCACAGTGGATGTTGGTGCGGTGACGATACACAATGAGCCATCAAAAGCTAACAAAGTTGTAACAATCAAACGTGATCAAGATGGATCACTAACAGGGAGCATAACATGACCACAGGATATGTAGCAACACTTCGTAATGCACAGCTTGATGCAATCACCACCGCAGTGGGCAATGCCGGAAAACTCCAGATATATGACGGCGCTCGCCCGGCCACTGGCGGAACTGCCACAAACAAACTTGCTGAGTTCACATTGGGCACCCCGTTCGCGCCAGCCGCCGCCGCAGGCGTATTATCCCCAAACCTTCCTGCAAATACGACTGGTCTGCTGGCGGGCACTGCGACGTGGTTTAGAATAACGACAGGTGCCGGAGGATTCGTGATTGATGGCAGTGTTGGGCTGTCTGGCGCTGATCTTAACCTGAATACAACAACAGTGAGTGTTGGCTTGACAATGAGCGTTACTGCGTTCAGCATCACAAGGGGCAATGCATAATGGCTAATGGTCGTAATGTTGCAACAATTGACTTCGGGGCAACTCCTGTTGACAGTGCTACATTTACGATCACTGATGCAAATATTACAGCAGGGATGATTATTGAAGCATTTGTGAGCAGCGGAGATTCAACAGCAGACAATGACGTGACTGATCATCTGCATGCCGCAACATCATGGAAATTGGTTGCCAGTGCAGGTGCTGCTGGGTCATTTACATTGGATGTGTACTGTATGTTTGATTTTTGTTATAAGACATTCAAGGTGCAGTACGCATACTCAACATAAGGAAATATCATGAGCAACTGGGCAACTAAAATAATTGGTTATGTGAGTGGCAACGGCGCGGAAGTGACTGCTGCTGGTGAGCAAAAAGTTTTGGACACCAATATCAATACTGGAGCCGGGGCAATGCAGGTAGTGTACAGCGCAGCCGGGAAAACTGCTGGCGCCGCATTAATGCCCACACCATATGGGTATATACGGTCAGCAATTGACAACGAGCTATTCACAGACACATTCGACACGGATGATCAGCTGATAAAGTGGAATGCCAATGTGGTTGCCGGCACCGGCACTGTCACAGTTTCTGGCAGCGTGCTC